AGATGAACAATACTTTACAGATTGGGAAGCTTATTCTTTTAATCAGTTGTTATTTGGAATACAGATAAAGCCTATAAGTTACAAAAAGATGAACACTCCTTATCAGATACAGGCAAAGGAGAATCATAAAGCTCAGGCGGAGGCTTATAAGGATAAATACAAAGTACCGCATATAGTTGTGTATTATGATGGAGATGATTTTTACGATAAAGATTATGTTTTTAATCAAATAAACACTATGTTAGCAATGAAAATTAATGTAATATTTTAAACTATGGAAGAAACAAAGACAAAGGAAACGGAAGTTTCACCCGTGCAATTAGCTTACTTAAAGTCAATGCTTATAGGTCAGTTATGGTTAGAGGCAAATGACAAGCTTATTTTAACTACAACCTACAGGCAGAACATTAAACAAATTTATAACAGGCTAAACAATTCATTAGAGGCCACTATAAAGCAGGGTTATGATGAGATTTACTCTACAGATCCTGAGATGGTAACAAACATCTTAAACGCTATAGACTCTCTAATTGATAAGATTAAAGGGGGTAACATAGATGAGCTTGTTATGATGAACGCAGTAATAGATAAGTATAATGATAACAAAGAGTGGTTCACAGAGCATGCAGCCGCTGAGTTTTTAAAGATAGAATAATATGAGAGGAAACGCAATACACTATGAAGCGACAGGAGATTATGATGTAATAGATTTCTGTCAGCACTACAAACTTTCATTCAACAGAGGTAATGTTGTTAAGTACATAGCTCGTGCAGGTAAAAAAGATGATGAACTACAAGACCTTTACAAAGCTAAAGACTATATAGAAAGAGAGATAGCTTTTGTTAGGGAACTTAGGAATAAAGAAGCCCAAGATATAAAGGATGGAGTAGTCAGTCCTTACAACTACAATTATAAGGAGAGGCAATAGTCTCTCTTTTTTTTTATTTATAGTTGATAATTAAGAAATATTGTTTATATTTGTCTGTATTAACATTAAAACAGATATAATATGAGAGAATTTGAAGTAAATTGGGAGGGTTTAATATTCACTATAGATGGTGAGTATGAGCCTGAAGACAAAGAAACTTATTTTGAACCTTACTCAAGAGACAGGATCAAGATATACGGCATCTACTTAGGCGATGCTTGTGTGGACTTTATGTTAAATAAAGAGACAACAGAGATATTAGAGAAGGAAATTTTAAACAGTTATTACAGATGATTACATTATTAAACGGAGAACAATGGGAAGAGAAAGACATTCTTAAAGAGATGCTGCATGATCCTTTCTATTACGGACACTTAGGTAAACATGCTTTAAGTAGTTCATCATTAAAGAAATTAATAGAGAGTCCTAAAGCTTATGAGAAGTCTTTAAGGTTTAACAGCAATTCACAACCATTAAGAGATGGTAGACTTATACACCTATCAGTATTGGAAAAGCATAGACTTAGTGAACTTACTATTATAGATGGTACAAAAGCCACTAAAGGATTTAAAGATGCTGTCAAAGAATTTGGTACAGAATCTGTTTATACTAAGTCAGAGATGGATAATGCTTATTGGATAACCAAAGCTATTGAGGATTGTGATTCTGCCGCTGAACTATTAGAAGGCTGCACATTTGAAGAGCCTGCAATTAAGATGGTAAATGGTATTGCAGTAAGAGGTAAAGCGGATGCAAGGAAGGGTTCTACTATTATTGATTTAAAGACAACAAATGACCTTTCTAAATTTAAGTATAGTGCTAAACACTTTTCGTATGACCTGCAAGCTGCTTTGTACTTAGACTTGTTTGATGCAGATGAATTTATATTCCTTGTAATAGATAAGGACACTAAGGACATAGGTATCTTTGAATGTAGTGGTAACTTTATTCAGAATGGTTATGATAAGATAGAGAGGGGTATAGCTAACTTTAACTATTTCTTTTTAGATAACAACCCTAAAGATTCTGTGCGTAATTATGTAACACATGATGTACTTTAAAGCGTACATGTTATCTACTTTAGTATCTATAATGTCAATACTTAAAACAGTAGAGACAAACAACAATACTGACTCTATAGGAGACAATGGAAGGTCATACGGCATCCTACAGATACAGAGAAGTGTTGTAAGCGATGTTAATAGAATATATAATACTGAATACTCTCACGATGATATGTTCTCTGAGAAGGCTTCTGAGGAGGTATTTAAGCTTTATATTTGCTATGGCAGAGAGGTATTCTTAAAGAAGCATTGTAGATTCCCAACAGAATCAGAGATGGTTAGAATGTGGAATGGAGGTATATACAAAGGTTACACTTACAAACAAACTAAATCATATTACCAAAAATATTTAGATGTCAAGAGAGAACTTAACCGATGAACAAAGAAAAAAGATTTCTAATGACTCGTACAGGATAGCCATGCTCGACTTGGCTAATGACTCAAGTAAAGATGCCATGTTTGACCTTGAGATGATTCTAAAGGACTTAGAAAGCAAAGAGATGTACGAAGAGTGTTCGGGTATTCTTAGGGCTATGGAAACCTATGGGTTCATTAAAAACTTTTACTTAATAACAGAGAAGAAAAATTTATCAGACAAAATACAATTAGATTATGACAACAATGATACAACAAGCTGAAGAAGACATTAAGGATAAATTACACAATAAGATTAAGATAGAAAAGATAAAGCAATTTGTAGATAGATACTATGGATTTAACATAGAGAGGAACACAAGGAAAGATGAGTATGTTGTAGCGAGAACGATGTATTACTTTCTAAGCAGGACATATACCTCACAACCTTTATCTGAGATTGGTGCATTATTAAATAGAGATCATGCCACAGTTATACATAGCTTAAATAAAAACCATGAGTTCTATGCTAAACACAATCAAGTATATAAGAATGGCTTAGAGTCTTATAATGATTATGCTATTAGGTATGTTCAAATGTTAGAGCGTAAGCAGATAGATACAGAAGGAATTGACTCTGTAGCACTAAAAGAGTCTGTATTGTTCCTTGAGAACACCAAACTTAAAGAAGAACTGACTGAACTGCATGCAGAACATCAAATGTTACTTGAAGCGAGTAAAGTTTCATCTGTTTTGGGTGAGATAGTAAACAAAATACCTGAAAACAAGTTACCTATAGTGGTAGAAAGGCTAAACGCTATGGTAAAGATGTTATAAATGCCTAAAAAGATAAAGAAACCGACCTACACACCATCAAGTGAAGAGTCTGAAGCTTATATATGGTGCATGAGGAACAATTATGTCATTTATCCCGTAGAATTGAAGCCTATGACAGCAAATTATCAAATTCACATGGAACTTGGGCATAAACACGCCATTTTAAATGAAATATACACAGCTTCTACTCTTTGGAAGGCTTTTTATGAGCTTTGTGTAAAAATAATGAAGAAAGGATGCCAAAACCAAGAAAAAACGCAGTAGCAATGAAGAATCAGAAACCTACAGATGGTAGGAAGAATAATAGTAGGAAACAATCTAAGCAAGAGACAAGAGAGATAGTTCAGAAGGCTAAATCTATGACACCTGCACAGATAAACAATGCTAAGAAGGATAGAGCTTCCGCATACGCTTTAAAAGCTATGAAGAAGGTATTTGGGTCAGAGTCTGAAGCATGGGAGACATTGGCAGAGAAAGCTAAAGAAGGATCATTTGCTCACTTGAACTTACTGTGGCAGTATAAGTATGGTAAACCTATAGATAAGGAGAAAGGAAACAATGTAGCAACTACAAAAGCACCTGTTATTAATTTCTATAACAATGCTCCTGAACAAAAAGAAATAGATAATGTTATTGATATAGACCACGAAGAAAGCGATGAGCAGTAAACAAGAGGTAAAGATACATGAGAAATATATACCACTATGGCAGAGTCCAAGTAGGTACTTTGTAATTACAGGTGGTAGAGGTTCAGGTAAATCATTTGGGGTAGCTGTTTTCTTACTTAACCTAACCTATGAAGAAGGACACAAGGTGTTGTTTACAAGGTACACTATGATTTCAGCACAGACTTCTATTATTCCTGAGTTTATAGAAAAGATAGATATGATGGGTGTGGCAGAAGATTTTAGGATAACTAAAGATGAAATAATAAATCTAACCACAGGAAGCTCTATAATTTTTAAGGGTATCAGAACATCATCAGGGAATCAAACTGCAGCTCTAAAGTCTTTAAATGGAGTTACTACATTTGTATTAGATGAAGCAGAAGAACTTGTAGATGAATCAGTCTTTGATAAGATAGATTTCTCTGTAAGGAGTCAGATTAAACAGAACAGATGTATTTTAATATTAAACCCTACAACTAAAGAGCATTGGATATACCAAAGGTTCTTTCAGAGTTATGGTGTTATAGATGCTTATAATGGCTCTAACAATGATATAACCTATGTACATACTGACTATAGAGATAATAAAGACAACCTATCAGACTCATTTTTGGTGCAGGTGATGGACATGAAGAGAAGAAGACCTGACAAATACCAACATCAGATACTTGGTGGATGGTTAGCTAAAGCAGAGGGTACAATCTTTAAGAATTGGAGGGTAGGTGAGTATTTACAGACTGAACACACCTGTTATGGGCAGGATTTTGGGTTTGCAACCGATTTAACAACACTTGTAAAGGTGTCTGTAGATAAAGAAGGTAGAAAGATGTGGGTTAAAGAGATATATGGTAAACCTAACCTAAGTACTGAAGAGATAGCTACAAGGAATAAGATGGAGTGTGGCATGGACCTAATAATATGCGACAACAGCGAGCCTCGCTTATTAAATGAAATGAAGCGTAAAGGTGTAAATGTTAAACCAACTATCAAAAGACAAGGTAGTATTATGAGTGGTATTGCCCTGATGCAAGACTTTGAGATAATAGTTGACAGGGAATCTCATGGTGTTATTAGAGAATTAAATAACTACACATGGCAGGAGAAGAACTCTAAACCTATAGACAAATGGAATCACTTCTTAGATGCCTGTAGATATTCTTTGCAATATTTAGTTCAAGGTGTTAACTCAGGAAAATATGTTGTAAGATAAAATATTTTTTTCCCCTGTAATTATTTTTTTCCCCACAGACCTCTACTCTTAAACATAGTAGGGGTTTTTTGTTTCTCTTAAACGCAGTAGGGTATTTCCCATCCTCTTAAACATAGTACCCTCTTAAACATAGTAGGGGGTCAATGCTGATTTGTGCTA